GCAAATATATGACAATCTGCCTGAACGCAGTGCTGTAAAAGCACCTAAAACTGTGTTTGTGGAACGAATAGCAGAAATCACTATGAAATCTACTAAGACTGTACGATGCTGGTTAGCTGGAACTCAAACACCAGATCCACTTTCAGCATCAATGATAGAAAAGGAGTTAGGAGAAAGTGTAAGTGTATTATTTCCAAATAAATACAAGGATGTCAATGCAGATTGAATTTTATATAACTCCTGAGGGCGATGTTACCATCAGAGAATTTGATAAACCAGAAAGGCAGTTGCTCGAAACGGACACTGAATTTATACAAAAATTCAAAGCGGTTCTTTCTGATTTTTACCCTGAGGCTTATGCTGCACTGCTTGATATTTATTCAAAGAGCAGATTATCAAAATCATACTATGATTTTCTGATAGTTCGCAGATTTATCAAATGCAATTTTTCCCTGTATGATAACACGATAGATCTTGATGCAAATTGGAATTTTAAATTTGAGTTTGTTGGCTGCCCTTTGCGTGGAGAATGCAAATATGACAAGGTGGTTTGTTCTCCTAAATTCAATTCTGCCTTATCTGATCGGGAACTGGAAGTAATGGAAATGCTCTATAAAGGAGTATCTGATAATCAAATAGCTGATAAGCTATTTATCTCTCTCAATACCGTAAATAATCACAGGAAAAACAGCTTTAAAAAGCTTGGAATACACTCAATGCCTGAGTTTATGAGGTATGCTATGCAAAATAATCTTTTCAAGTAATATCTAATGCAATATCGAAATGGAAACAAAAAACTTATCCTGGCAAACTTCATTTGATACATCAAATGATTTGATGATTCACACATTTTCTGACCGTGTAAAGGTAGTATCTAACATCAAAACAGGCATTGTAAAGGTGTTTCGTGATGGTGATGTAATTACAACAGTTGAGAATCCAGCTATCTCTGAATACGAAAAATTCCTCTCTAAAGTGGCTATTGATGCTAATACGCTGGATGGCTTAAATAGTAGTGGTCTATGATAGCAATTGTAGCAATACTGATAACAATGTTTGATCTATTCACATTCATGTTCATTTACGGAGCGGGCAAATGCAACAAAGCGTATGATGAAATGACGGAATTAGAATTTAACAACAAAGGAAATGATTCAACTGGAACTATATGAGCTAAAAAACATCTGTATGCAGATGTCAGAGCTTGGGGCTGCAAATTATGCAAAGCGGGTTACTCCTGGAAAAGATGCAATATCCCAAAGAGAGGCTTACAGGTCATTTGGTGAGGCTCGTGTAAAAAGATGGGTGTCTGTAAACTTGGTGAATCCCGTAAGGAGCGGATCACATACAAAGTCAAAGGTGATCTATTCTATTGCTGAGCTTCTGGCTGTTGAAACTTCTGAGAAGATAAATGGAATAATAAACAGATGATCTATAGTATGAGGAGGAACGACTTAACACTAAAAAAATTTGGTCGGCTGACAGCTATATCTGTCAGTGGCAAATCAAAATCTCGTAATCTGATTTGGTTGTGTGTCTGTGATTGTGGAAACAATTGCAATGTGGAAAGCAGAAATTTAATTAATGGAAGTACAATGAGTTGCGGATGTTTGCAAAGAGAAATAGTTTCTACATGCAAAAAATATGATTTTGCTAATATTCGGAGAGAATCACAGCCCAGATTATACAGAACATGGATCAATATCAAAAGTCGATGTTTCAATCCAAAAGCTAATAAATATTTTAACTATGGTGGGCGTGGTGTAACGATGAGCAGCCAATGGGTTAATGATTTCAAAGCTTTTTATGACTGGTCTATTTCTCATGGCTATTCTGATAATCTTACAATTGATAGAATAGATGTAAATGGCAACTATGAGCCTGCTAATTGTAGATGGGCTACTTACAAGGATCAAAATATGAATAAGAGAAACTCTAAATAACAATTTAAATATATGATTATGAACGAAGTGATTTTAAAAAGATTAATTCTAACAAACTTCAAGGGAGTTAGAAATCTGGATGTTTCTTTCAATGAAAAAGAAACAAAAATTTTCGGAGAAAATGGAACGGGTAAGACTACTATTCTTGATGGTTTCATCTGGTGCTTATTTGGAAAAGATAGTACTGATCGCTCGGATACCAATTTCAATATCAAAACACTTGATAAAGATGGTAAGCCTATTCTTAAACTGGATCACGAAGTTACAGCTGTTCTGCTTGTTAGTGGACGTGGTGAGGTTACTCTGAAACGCTGTTATCGTGAAAAATGGGGAGTTGGTACCAATGCTGGTAAACTGCTAAGTCATTTCACAGAGTACTATCTTAATGATGTAAAACTGGGAACAAAAAAGGAATATGATGCAGAGGTATCCTCTATCATTCCTGAGGATATTTTCCGAATGCTCACCAATCCTCTTTATTTTCCATCGCTGGCAGCTGAAAAACAAAAGGCTATGCTGCTGGATATGGCAGGTGATGTATCAGACCAGGATATAGCATCTTTAAAGCCTGAGTATCTGGAATTGCTAAGTATGATCTCTGGCAGATCTTTGGCTCAGTTCAAAAAGGAAATTTCTGCTAAGAAAGCAGCTGTAAAAGATGAGATCTCTGGGATTCCTGGACGTATTGATGAGGTCAATCGTGCAATGCCTGAGGCAGAGGATTGGAAAGCCCTGGAGAAAGAACTTGGAGAAAAACAGGGTAAACTCCAGGAAATTGATAACCAACTCCTGGATAAATCAAAAACAGTACAGGCTGATTATGAACGTAAATCAGGCATACAAAAGCAGATTGGCAATAAACGCCTGGAACGTTCTCAGATTGAGAACAGGATCCAGAATGAAGCTAATGAGGCTAACAACAAAGCCCGTGCTGCTATCCGTGATCTTGATTACAAGATCCAAAGCACTACTACTGACATAAGCAATCATAACAGCCAGGTGCAATCTATCAATAACCAGATTGCTACAATTGATAACGAACTCTCTGCATTACGTGGAAAGTACAAGGAAATCAATGCTGAACAGCTGAATATCCCTGAGGGTGAATTTATTTGTCCTACCTGTAAACGTCCTTTGGATGTAGCTGATATTGAAGCTAAGCAGAACGAACTACAAGCCAACTTTAACCAACGCAAATCTGAACGCCTACAGGCTAACCAGAAAGAGGGCAAGGGAAAGGTTGCAAGAAAGGAAGAACTGCAAAAGCAAAAAGATACGTTGCTTTCTAAGATCACCGACCTGGAGAACCAGCTTAGTACTCTGAAAGGACAAAAGCAATACCAGGAGGAAAACCTACCAGCTGCTCAGGATGCCAATACTTTGGTTAAGGCTGATGAGAACTGGATCAAACTTGGTAATGAGATCACCGACCTGGAGAACCAGCTGAATGTTGAATCTGCACCTGTTGAGGATTCGGAACTCAAAGAGGGCAAACGTTTACTCTCCCAGAATATTGATGATCTGAAAAAACGCCTGGCTAAGCGTGATACAATTGAAAAAAGCAATAAGCGTATCAATGAGTTGGAGGATATTAGAGCAAAGAATAACCAGGCTCTATCCGATCTGGAGAGGATTGAATTTATTGCTACTGATTTCCAGAAAGCAAAGGATAATGAACTGATGAACCGTATCAATGGTATGTTCCAGCTTGTTTCATTCAACTTTGTTTCTGAGCAGCTGAACGGAAATGAGAAAATAACATGCGTATGTACCGTGAATGGCACTCCTTACCCCGATGTAAACAACGCAGGTAAGATCAACGCTGGTCTGGATATAATCAATGCTATTTGCAAATCAAAGGGCATTGTAGCACCTATTTTCATTGATAACCGTGAGAGCGTGAATGATCTACTCCCTACTCTATCCCAGGTTATCAATCTATCTGTAAGCAAACATAAGAGCCTGGTTATGCAAACCAATACTCTATTTGCGGATGAGGCACCTGATTTTCAACAACTGTAGAGTTTTTATAAAATGAAAATAATAGATTATAAAAAATGCTATTATCAGCAAGGAGATATTGTCGAAAGTAAATGTGCTTGTCATAAGAGATATTTTAAAGTCTGCATTGATTTTGAGCCAATAATTATAAGTATTTGTAAGGACTGGTTTAATATGAGATTTAATGAAATTCAGATTCAAGAATATGGCTTTTTAAGAAAGGCAACGTACAACAGTCTTATTGCATCCCAGATCGTGGATGAGATAGTAATAGATCTATTTGGTGGATATTTCAGTAATATGCCTAAATATAAATCAAAAATTGGGAATGTTAATATTGTCTTGATAGATCGCCCTTTCAAGGCTGAATATGTAGATGCCTTATCTCTTTTAGATTATTTCAACTCAAAAGGTCTAAATCATCTTTCATTGCACACTTATAGTCAGACTGTCGAATTATGTATCAGGTATATAGGAAGATATGCAAAGTATAAATATGTATATGATGATATTATTAAGAAATACAATCAAAGTCAAACTTTAGATACTATAAACTTATTTCAATCACAATTAATAACAATATTATTTCAAATATTAATAAATAAAAAAAATGGAACCAACTAATGCAAAAAGCTTATTCCACTTCATTTGTGGACAAATGGATAAATTGGACAAAAATGAAATTGATGTTCAAACTGCTCAATCTCAGGCTAATCTTGCTAAGCAAGCTAATAACTTATTAAACTATGAGCTGAAACGAGCTGAAACTATTGTCAAAAT